TCAGGGTAGAGTTTCTGTCTCCAGTGCTGTCTGGTAACCACCGCTGTCCAGCGAATGTGTGGCCTTGGCTATCAGCCACTCGCCGTCAACGTATGACCGGAACCCGGCCGCTGACAGCTTCACCTCTGCCATCGCGTCTGGATCACCAGGCATGGTGACAGTGAGCCTCCGGCCTGCCCTTTTGAGCCGCTGCAATTCAGACACCGCGGCTTGCTCGGCTGCATCCTTGTTCGGGAACCGGCGCTTGAGGCGTTGCTTTGGCTCGCCCTCACCCGCGGTACATTCGACCGGTTTGCCTTTGCCGTGATCCTGATAGACCGCAACGACCGAGCCCGCTTTCTCGCGGGTTGAATTTTGATACTGCCAGCGACTGATCTTCTGCGGCGTGATGCTGATCACCGGCATAGGTGCGCCGGATGCCGTCAGGCTTTCACCACGCTTTGCCATAATCAGCCGACCATTCCCCGGCTTTGCGATTGCATCATGATCCCGCGCGATCCGGGAGAGGAGATTGATGTCGCTCTCGTCAATCTGGTCGATATGAGACAGAACCACCTTTCCCAGGCTTTCGGAAACCGCATGCTCGAGACCATGCTCTCCCGCGATCTTCTGTACCAGGGCGCCGATCGTGGTCCCGCTCGGCCAGCTGCGTTTCTTCTGATCGGTCAGCGCAGTTTTACCGCTTGAGGTTTCGCCATTCACCGACGCAATACCGGTGATCGTCATCTGATCTGGCGGGCCTCCGACACTTACATTGTCTGCGATAAACAGGCCCATGTATTTCAGCTGGAACGCATATCCGAGCCAGACCCGGATCTCGGCCCCCGCCTTTGGCTCAGCCAGCCGGCCGAACAAGGTGGTGTCACTCAGGGTGATCTGCACATTGTCAGACTGGACACCAGCTGCGTCGGTCAACGAAAGGCTGATCAGCCTGGGGGCCAAGGTACTGCTGATGTCTTTCCCGTCCACCACGACCCGAAAAAACGGCCTGAAATCCATCAATCCCATAGGCGGATCGCCTCCGCTTGCTTAGGGGCCTCAATTTCCGGCAACCTGATCCGAGTGCCCAGCGGCAGCACCGGGCCCAGAGCCGCAAGCCCTGGGTTGGCCTCAAGCACGATCTCAAGCGCCCCGGCTATGCGGTTGCCGTAATGCCGCCAGACGATTTCGTCTGCGGTTTCACCCTCTTTAGAACGGTAGAAGACTGCGGAGTCCGCCATCATATCTCCTGATGCTGATCGTAAATTCCTGTCGAAGCGGGGCGCCTTGGGCCGCAAATATGCGTTGCCCCTCACTGACGGATTCAACCACCCAAATTCCGAGCACCCGACCAGTGCCAGCGACAAGCGGCAGCGGAAAGCCAAGCGAGGCGGTGCGACGCATCTTGTCGACCTGCCCCAGCCCACCCCGAAAATGCGGATAGATCACTCCCTGCAGAGTGATAGTGTCGGACCCGAAGCCGGTGAACTGCAGGGCGTCCGAAGCGCCGACCCGCTCCTGTGCCGCCCAGCGGTATTCGGTGGAGCGTTGCAAGCTCTGATATGCAGCATTGTTGATGCTGAATTGATAGGTGCCGAGCTGCAGCATTGTTCCTGCCATCATGCGCCCCCGTATTGCCCGTAATCATGCGCCTGGTCGTAAAGCGCGCCAGCTTGGGCCGCTCTCCCCCTGCGTTCCAATTCTTCGGCGATCTCGTTCGCCGTCATATGTTGCGCGTTGATCTGGGCGTAGATGGTTACTGGTGCAGCTGCCGCAGGGGCTGGCGCGGGTTGTACTGCCGGGGCTATGCGGTCTGCTGCCAGCTGAACCTGCTGTATCATGGGCGCCGACACGTTCTCCGCTTTGGACATTGCGGACCGCAGCCCGCCCCCAATCGCATCTAGCAACGGTCCCGCGCGCTCCGACAAGCGGGCAAGCCGTTCGGTTGCATTGGCATGCGCGACATAGCCCCCTTTTGAGGTCCAGAGCGTTTCGGGGCCCTGCTCTCCTACTTCGCGGAATCCACGACCGATGCTGCCCCCCAGATAAGATCCAGAGACCTTTTTCGGGATAGCTTTCCCAGAGCGCGGGTTTCGGGCCGCTGGGGGCTGGCTAGGTCCAGACGGATCACCACCAGCCGGGGGCGTTTGCCCCGGATCCTCATCAGTCCACCAGCTTCGGATTCCCGACCCGATATCCTGAATACCGGCAACAGCCCCAACGCCCTTATCGCGCAGCCAGGACAGGCCATCCAAGACCGGCTGCAGCTTTCCCATGAGCCAGTCAAATTTCTCTGCCAGCGATTCGATCACCTTACCTATTGCGGTTTTGATCTCATCCCACTCCGCAGAGATGCCCCCTGTGGATCCCAGCGCGACGATCACTGGTTTGATTGTGCCGTTGTAGCCCTTCTGCAGAATAGACCCGATACCGCTCACAACGGTGCCGATGGTCGCCTCAGTGTCTTTCCATGCTGTCGTGATGGCGTCCGTGATCCCAAGCTTATCCGTTACCGGCTTGATGGCGTTGACCCAGGCGGCCTTAAATACCGAGCCGATGCCATCAAGCACCGTGGTCAGGTAGCCCTTGGCACCCTCCCAAGCGGTCGACAGGCCGTCCGCTGCAGCGTCCCAATCTCCGCGCCATACCCCAGTGATGAACCCGCCAACGCCGGAAAAGGTCTGTTTGACGTTCCCCCAGAGGTTCCCAAACCAAGGGCCGATCTTGTCCCAGTGCTTGTAGATCAGATATGCGGATCCGGCGATGGCTCCGACAGCTAGCCCGATAGGATTCATCATCAGCGCCCGGCCGACAGTGATGATGCCGGTTTTCACCAGCGCCAGACCACCTGACAACACGCCCATCGCCCCGCCCGCGCCGGTGGCAAGCGGTACGAGCGCGGCGACAGACACACCCACCCGTGCAACCGCAAAGCCAAAACTGAGGACGCTGCCGATTGTTCGCGCGGCAAAGAGGCCGCCGATGATCATGCCGAAGTTTTCCCAACCTCCGACCATCGTCGCGACCTTGGCAATGACACCGCCGACCGTCGACGACACCTTGCCCATCCCCTCAACCACCTGCCCGATCACTGGCAAAGCAGCCTCTAGCTTGCGCGCGGCTGTGTCTGCAAAATCGGCAACATCATCACGGTTCGATATCGCCCATGCGCTAAAGGTCTTCATGGAACGCGTCACAACCGGCATCAGCTCCGCGCCGATGGTGTTTTTCAGGCCCTTGACCGTCAATTGTGCATCAAGCTGAGCATCGGCAAAGGCCTCTGCGTCGCGGGCGGCTTTTTCGCTCAGCACATACCCCGTCTTGCGCGCGTCCTCGCGGAGCTGTCGCAGTGCCTCAGAACCGCCGCCCAGCATGTTGATCATGCCAATCCCTGCGCGGCTGAACAGCGCCGACGCGATGGCTGCGCGCTCTGCAGGGTTCTCGATGGTCTGCAGTTTATCCGCGATCTGACCCATGGCGCGCTCTGGACCCATCGCAACCAGGTCTTTTGCAGACAGGCCCATTTGGTCCAGCGCCTTCTTGGCAGCGCCGGAGCCCTTCGCGGCCTCGCCAAGCCGTTTTTGCATCGCCGTCAAAGAGCTATCGAAGGTGTCGGTTGAAACCCCGGAACGCTCGGCAGCGTATCTGTATTCCTGCAGTGCCTCGATGCCGATGCCAAGCTTGCCCGCAGTTTTGGCGACCTGATCACCATAAGATGCCGTAGAGCTTGCCAGCGCAAAAACGCCAGCGCCAACGGCTGCGACGCCAGCACCAACGCGGCGACCCATCCGCCCGAAATTGCTGGTCATGCGGTCGAAACTCTCACCAACCCGACGGCTGTCGCGCATTGCGCGTTCCCAGCGTCGCTGCTTTCGGGCCAAAGCCTCCAAGGTCCGCTCTAGGCCTTCATATTCATGGTCGAGCGCTTCCACCGACCGGCCCTGTTTCACCAGATCCACGCGCTGTCGCGACAGCTCTTTCTGACGGGCCTTCACCGACTTGATGCTATCGCCGATGTTCTCGAAACCTGACCGGATCAGGCCAATGTTCTTTTTGAAGGATTTCTCGAGAACGCCGCCGATTGTGATGCTGGCGCTAAGGCGTTGTTTTGCCATTGATACCCCCCAGCCACCACTTGAACTGGCTGACGCTCATTGCGGTGATCTCGGTGCGCGACCACCCGGTATGCCGGGCAAGGATCAACACCCCTGCCCGGCAGGATTCAGGCGTCAGCCATTCAAAAAACCCAGCGCCTCTTGCAGCCGGTCGTAATCCTTCATTTTGGCCGCCTTGATTGCATCGGGTGGCACCTCCGCAAGGTTTGCAATCAAGATGACCTCGGCCAGGGCGTTGTCATTCTTCCCCGTTTGGCGCGCGGCGATATGATCGCCCACGCTCGGCTCGCGCAGCGTCAAGGCTGTGCGCTTTTCACCGTCGACGGTCACACCTTTCAGCAGGGAAACGGAAACGGAATCCTCTTCCCCGTTCGAGTTCAGGGTTAGGTAGTCAGGCAATTCGTCCATGAGAGCTCCTTAGATGCCCAGTGCTGCGCGGATCTGGGCGAGGCGATCCACGCCGCCGGTTCTGCGCACCATGTTGATGATGTCGATTTCGGTGATCAGCTGACCACCGATGGTTTCCTTGAACGCCTCAAGCGTCATGTTGACGGTGAGGCTCGCAGTCTGACCGGGAGACCAGGTGCCCCGGTCAGGCTGGATGATCTTGCCGCGCATGTTGTGAATGACCGGCGTTACAGTCCCGTCTTCGCTTTCCAGCGCACCGCGGGCGGTGACAGGGATCAACACCCCCGGCGCGATGCCCCAGAGGGACAGCACGTCCGCGCTGTAGTTGCGCAAGACAAAACTGGTGGTCATCTTCTCGGTGCCCATATCGATATCGATGGGGCCATCCATGCCACCGGCGCGGTATTCTTCGGCGGCGATTGACGGGCTGGCCGGGGTGTAATCCCCGATCTCACCCGCAAAACCGCGCCCGTCGACAAAGAGATTGAAGTTCTTCAGGATGTTCCGAATAGCCATCAGCCCAGTGCCTCCGCGATGTATTCATTGGTGAGGTGAGAGCGAAACGTCACCCGCTCGGCAGGATAAGGCGGCGTGAAGTCGAAATTGAACCACGCCTGCCCGTTCTGAATGCTGGTCGGGGTATTCAGATCCGGATCTGCCCAGCAGCTGCCGCCCAGCAATGCCCCCTGGGGAACCAGCGTTGCGATGAACCCGTTCACCCCCTCGACGACGTCATCCATGTAGGTTTTGGTGATCGCGCGGTCGACGGCCCACATATGCGCCCGCTGAATGCTCTCGTTGAGGACGTCAGCGGTGCGGCGCACACACAGGAACTGCCACTTAGGGTCAGCTGTCGGAACCCGGTTGCCCCAGAGGCGATAGCCATCTTGACGGATGATGGTGGCGACGTCGTTTTCGTTCAGAAGGTTGGCCCGGCTGGCCTTATCCCCGAGTTTGAAGTCGACCGGCCGCGATGTGCCAATAATGCCAAAAATGCCTTGGTTGGATGGCGAAACCCAAAACCCCCGGTCATTGTCAGTGCGGGCAATCACACCAGCCACGCGAGCCGATGCCGGTTGATCTACCGGAGTGCCGTCGCTGCCGAGCACCTTGACCCATGGGTCAACCACATAGATGCGGCCGGAAGTGCCCCAGTCGCCAGCGTAGGCCTGCGCTGCGGCGTCGGTTGTGTTGGGCCCATCCGCGATGATCACTGCGCCGATGCGATCCGCGATCCCTTCCAGTTCAGCAACGACCGGGTTCGCAAGATAGGTGCCCGGATTGCCGCTATCCTCAAGGCGTTGATGCGTCCAGCCGGGCGCGCAAAGGATACGCGGGGCATGGCCGACAACACTCTCAGCCCCCAAGAGCGCATGCACACCTTCAAATTGTCCCGTTGTGGCGTTCACGCCGCCAATCATGTTCGCGAGTGTTTCGGTGTCGTCGGCACCTTCCTCGACCCGGACGGCGATCACAACCGCGCCAATCTGGTCAAAGATGCCATCAAGCGCGCCCGGCAGTGTCCCGCCACCGGTGCCGTCAGCTGTCATATCCAGCTTTGCGGCCTCAGAACGGCTACCCGCAATCAAAACGGGCGTATTGAGAGGGAAGGCGTCCGCATCAGCTGCGGGCGCAGTGCCCACAATACCGATAACGCCGGTCGAGATTGTACGGATCGGGCGCGGGCCTGTGTCGATCTCGAGCACCTCGACGCCGTGAAGAAAACCAGACATTAGAGCCTCGCTGATGATTGCAGTTCCCTGCGATCATGCGAGGTTTGCAACCTCGATCCCTCTGGCGCATTTTCCGAACGCACGCCCGCCCGATAAGCCTCAACCCTCCTGCGGCCAGGCGGCCAGCATGGCGGCCTTGTGTTCCGCGGTGGCGTAGTCTGCTGCGATCAGGCCATCCAAGAAAATGCCGACAACCGCGTGCTCTCGGCGAATACTCTGGGGCACATCGGTTTCCCATTTCATCCACAGCAGCTTGATTGCGGGATCTTCCCGCATGGCCAGCTCGCCCGCGTCATCCATGCCGGTGATGTGCCGGAACAGGGTCATGGCTTCCAGCTTGGTCAGGGGGCGGTAGACCGGATCGCGAGGCGGCAGCGGTTCGACCGTCCATCTGCCATTCTGCCAGTCCAGCCGCTCGGTGGCCGGATCATAGGCGGGCTTGGCCGGGGCCGGTGCATATCCCGCAGCCGTCAGATCCGCCTCGGTGTAGGGGGCAGTCCGCCAGCGACCATTGGGCAGGCGCAGTTTTTGAGGAAGAGACGCGGGACGCGCGCCATTCAGCGTGTATTGGCTCACAATGGCCTCCTTAATATTGCTCGGTGAGGTAGCCCCGGTTCTCAACCAGCCAGAGCGTTCGGTCAGGGGCATAGGCGAATTGTTCGCTGCTGGAGTTATGCGGATCCGGGCGCTGCCCCTGATAGGTCAGCGTGTCCAAGTCGCCATTGGTGCCAAATCTCAGGGTCTGCACCCCGTAACCAAGACCGACGTCTGACGAATTGAAACAGCACAGCTCATCGTCCGCAGGCATGAAAATTCCGCCACCGCCGTTGTTCTTTATCTCGCTGGGCACAAGCACGCTTTGATCGGGGGTCGCGGTGTCAATGCCGGAGAAATCCCAGGGCGTGGCGGCGTTCCACTTGTCGAGATAGCTGATGTAATCCGGTGACCCGGTTTCCTGGCGAAAACGCAGCAAGTAGCTGCCGTCGCGGGCAAAACAGGCGTATTTGCTGGCATGTGAAATCGGATTTCCCACGGACCAGTCCAACACCATCGTGTTGACGTCCCAAGGGGTGGTCAGCCGGTACACGCTGATCGGAGAGGCAGATCCGAAAAATGCAAAATGCGATCCATCAGCAGCAGCCACCATCATTCGGTTTCCGGGCGAGACTTGCCCATGGCTCACAACCGAATTGGCAGGATCCGAAAGATCTTCCCAGTTTCGGATATCGTAGACGATGAGGGCACCGCCGGTATCCTCCGATGACACGATCAATTTGCCGCCTCCGGTGGCGTCTGGGACGACACAGATGCCCTTCAGGATGCTGAGGCTTGGGCTACCAACAATGCCCGAAAGAGACAGCTGTCGCCGAAAGAGGCCGGTCGCCGCACCTATGCTGCCGCCGCCCCCGGCCTGACCGGCGCTGCCCAGCGACAGCAGCGGGCTGCTCAATGCGCCGTCATGTCCGACAACGCGTCTCATGCGGGCACCGCCTCTGGCACCGGGCGGTCGTGATAGCTGACCCAGACATCAAGGGCAGCATCATCGCTGGCAACAAAGCGCAGCACGTCACCGGCCAACAAAGTGCCGGGGCCGACCATGCTGGCGCGGGCGTCGCCTTCGGTGATGGTCTGGGCGGGCGTCACCTTGTAGGTTTCGCCGCCTGCGTCGATTTCGCAGGTCAGAATGACACCGGACGCGGCGTCATTGCTGGTCTGAATGGTGGCGATATGGCGGGTGTGATCCGCCGGAACCGGCGGCATGGCGACACCGGCTTGCGTGACATGCGCCAGAAAACGGTTTGGGATGATGCTCATGGGTTCAGGCTCCTGCGATCATGGCGAGGTGTTCGGCGTCGTTCATTGTTTGGAGCGCGCCTGGATCAAGGGACAGATTAAGATTGCCGGAAAGGTCTCCACCGCCGACCAGACCTGATCCGGTGTCAATGCGGCGCTCTTCTGGCACCAGAGAACCCGGTGTAAGAACGTTGATATTGAGGTTCTCGAGATCCGAAAAGGCGACCATAATGTCAAAGGTCAGCGCAAAATTCAGCGGCTTGGACATCGGCACCGGATAGGTAACGATTGCAAGCATATTGCCCGCGGCGTCGAACAGCCCCGCCTCACTGATGATGTAAGGGCCATCCTGTGCCGCGAAATCATGGCGGAAAAACGCGACGCTGCTGTTGTCCGGATGGATCCCGGAAGCGATCACCTGGGCACGCCCAGTTTCATTCTCAAGCGAGGTTTCCCCACCGGTGATAGCACGGGCACCCGTGCCCCAAGCGATCTCGGCAACGTTCAGTGCAGTTCCGTTTGCCAGGGCGGCCGCTTCCAGCTGGCGGCCCTTATTCGTCAGAAAGCCATAGGGTTCGCTCATGCTGGCGCCTCCAAAATTGGTGAATAGATGTATCCTCGGCCACCGGCAGTCATGCCGTAATGCAGAAAGGCGGTAATATTCGGGGCATCCGGTATGCTGACGCTGTTCCCAAGACGGGCTTTGATGATGACCGGGGCGGCCCCGCCATAGGTTTGCAGTGCGACCGGCGGTGCATCTGGTATCCGAGCGGTGTTGAAGGTGGCCCCTTTTGCGGTAGCGAAGGCACCACAATAAACTGGGGCTGGGCCGGTCACTCTCGCATGTGCAGTGTAGTGACTGCGTACAGGTTTGGCCGCATCGATCGCGCGCCGCAGTTTTACAAGTTCGGCGGGTAGATCAGCACCGTTGCGCAGCATCGCCCGCAGGTCCAACCACACTTTGAAGGTGTAAGGCGCTGATCCATCTTCGAACCATTCAATGATCTCTGCAGGCGTGCCGATAGCCTGCAGAGCGCGCTTCACTGCACCAACGGTTCCCTTGCGGCGATGAACCTGCACGGACTGCCGAATAACTTCGCGCTTGGCGGCCTCGCTCCACGATGGGTCCCATTCGTCGACGGAAAAGGCAAACGCAAGCCAGGGCAGCAATTCAACAGGGCATGTGTCTGGGTTCCAGATTGCCCGCAACGGCACCGGCGGCAAAAGGCCTGCGCGGATCACGGCCTCGAGCGCGCGCTCTTCGGCCGTTGCATTATGAGGAAGCAAACTTTCAGACACCGGACCCCCCAACGGTTACGCTGATCCCGGTGCAAAAGGCGGCGCCGTCATTGCCAATCACGATATCCGCTGCTGGGCTTGTGAGCGTCACGTTTTGAACGCCCGGCCGGTGTAGCGCAGCGTAAATGCCCGACAATGTCACATCCCGCCCCAGCCGATGCTGCGCGGCGGCATAGGATATCGCCGCCTCTTGAGCCGCGCTGCGTGCCACCTCACTATCTGGCCCTGGCAACACAGTGAGGCTGGCATCAATAGAATATGGGGTAATAGCGGCGCTCTGGACAGTCACCATATCGGCAAGCGGCCGCACGTCGTCGGCGCTCAACACCTCAAGGGTGGATGCCTGCAGTTCCGGGCTTGCAGCACCATCGGCGACGCGCGTCAGGATCGTGACAAGCACCTCACCCGGCGCCGGACTTTCGACGCTTGCATCGGCAATATCGGGGTGAGCGCTCAGAGCGTGGAAGATATAGGACCCTGCGGAGCCTGCGGTCGTAAGCCCCTCAAAAGCGACCAGCATTCGGCGCCGGAAATCATCATCACTTTCGAGAACCGCCGGGACTGGCGGCAATGCTTCTGGATTACCCGGATCGATCACCTGTCGCGCAACCCCATAACGGGCCGCGATGTTATCCAGATCCGCGCCAGTTGCTGTGGCGGGCATGACCGCCCGACCTGCATCGTTGATCTGCTGCAGCGTCAGAGTTTGGAAAAACGCGGCAAGCTCAACCAGTTTGAACGCCGGGTCACTTTCAACCAGCGCATCAAAGGCCGGGGCCCGCGCGCGCAACTCACCCAGCATGGCGGATAATGCTGCCTCATAATCGACAGTCTGAACCAGATCCGGTGCTGGCAACAGCGACATATCGATGGCAGAGAATCCACCAGCCATCAGCGCACCTCAATGCCGTCGAGTGTTACCGGCTCACCAGTCGGCAAGTATTGGCCCTGGATGGACACAATGACCCCGCCCGGCTCAGGCATATCAACTGCAACCTGATCCAGCTGCAGCCGCGGCTCCCATGTTTCAAGCGCCTCATAGGTCGCCGCCATCATCTCAAGGCGGGTCGCATCATTCATCGGGGCGTCGACCAAGCGATACAGCCGACTGCCATAATCGCGCCGCATCACGCGGGCGCCGATGGGAGTGGTCAAGATATCGCGCACGGACTGGCGCAAATGAGCCAGACCCGATAGCGGTTTTCCCGTAGTTGCGTTGATGCCGTTCATGTCGCCATGATGGCGCAGACCGCGACACCCGGTCCTCTGGCGGTTTTCCCTATTGATTTCAGGCAGAGCCCTAACACTAAGATGCGTCGTCAACATGAACGACCAAGGCCAGTAGTAGGAAAAGTAAATAACATCACCTAGAGGAATTTAAATGAAAAAACTATATAAAATATCAAGCGCAACTGAATTATCGTTAAGCGCGGGCCTTCTGCTTGTATTCTTATTCGCAAATTTTATGCCGGAAGGCTTTAGTGTAGAATTATCGGCACTCAATTTTATCAATACGACGGATCTTACTATCCAAGAGAATTTCGCTTCCCTTTTTTGCATATTCCTTTGCGTCAGGCTGGTTCAGCATGCCGTTTCCATAGCCCACCACAAACTTCAATTTGTACTAAATGTAGTTTTCGCGACTATTGCAGCGAATCTTGCAGTAGCGATATTGATAACAAACAGTATAAACCCCTTGCTAATATCAACAATTCCGCTGTCACTTCTAATTTATCAAGATCTCATATGTCTAATAAGAAATAAAAGAGCCGCCGGTAACAGTTTACTACTGCCAATGACACGAGTTCTTTTGGTATCCATGTTCGCTTTCACCGCTCTAAATTTGGGCCGCGAGATACGTTTAGAAGAGAACGCACACGTAAAACAAGCATCGACAGAAATTTACGGCGAGATATCCAAAGCCTTACAGAAAAGACACCCTTGCTTTCACCCTAAAGTTAACGTCCAAGAGAATGCGTTTGGGTACTACTACGAGTTCCAAACAGAATTTGACGATGCTTGCTCTCTTATAAATCTGTCAAAAGAGGTGAATCTACAAGAAAAGAACAGTATGATAGGATCCGTTCTAACGGGTCTAGCATTGAAGGACACAATGCATTTCAATCTTCCGAATATTGAAGATGTATTGAAGATGGCGAGATTCAAGGCCATGTTGTCCCAAAATGAGAAGCTTGAGGTTAGAATGGATCACGGAAAAATACTGTTTACGAACAATAACTGCAAAACCAATAAAGAGTGCAACATTGGAAGCCATCTGGTGCTATCGCAATAGCAAGCTGTGGAATTTGGCTTAGATTGATCTGTATCCATCACCCCCCCGCGAATACATCCCCGGAACCGCTCGCGACAGCTGACCCACAATCGACAGGATCACCAATCCGGCCCAGCTGTTTGCCATTTGCATATACCGTGCTGGACCCTGCTCCTAAGCTGCCACCGTGGCATACGGGCTGTGGATCACAATGCACCGCCCAGGCGTCGCCCTGCCTATGCCCGGCGATACCATTGATAAAAACCGACCCACTGCCGCCGGTGCTGGCCCGCGGAGGAAAGGGGCCATGGCCGGTGCAGCTGTCACCTTTTCTGGTCACGCCTGGCATCAGTTCAGATCGATCCGAACGCCGTTGATGGAAACGCCATCCGCATCGATCACCACCGTCGACCCGTTGCACGCCAGGGTGATGGCATCGGCGGTGATGGTGATTGATGAGCCCGCGATCTTCACGCGGTGCGTGGCTTCATTGGTTCCGGGTCCAGGGTTATTGCTGCTGAACACAGACCCAAGAATGACGCCCTGCGCCGTATCCCCGGATTCGGACAGGATGACGACTTGTTCGCCAATGCTGACCGGCGCCCATACCGAGATCTCTGCGGCCCGCTCTGCCATCCAGGCCAGCCAGTCACTCTCGCTTTCGCCGCCAAAGGACACTTTTGCCCGAGCCCGCCCTGTGTCCACCGCAGTAACAACGCCAAACCGGACTATCCCTTCCCGAACCTGCTCGTTTCGCGCAGCTGAATAACTCATGAATCACCCCCAAGTTCGCTGTAGTCACCTTCCTGACCCGGCCCAATTTTCGGCGCGTAGCCGATCATCACGCGATCCGGTGTGACACCCTCGCCTGTCCATACACTTTGCCCCAGATCGACCTGTTGATCCCATTCGACAGCCCAGACCTCGACATTGTCGAAGTCAGGGTCGAAGGCGTCCGGCCCGATGTAGGTCACCTGGGCGGGGCCTACCTTCAGCCCCCAGCGGTTTTGATGCACCAGAACCCCAAGCGCACCCCCAAGTTTGCGGATCTCCCGTTTTACGTTGTCATCACGAAAGCTCAGAACCACACGCGCGGCCCACTTGGAGATGACCGGCAATTGCTCGGTGCCAGGATCGCTATCCGGGTCGACCTCCATATCGACCAGCTCAATCAGAATGGCGGGCAAAGCGAGATCTTTGCGCGGGGCGCCATAGTCTTCGACGGTCCCGACGGCCGGAAACCTTGCAGATATCTCCGCCTTGATGGCCTCATGAAGATTGTCCAGATCGATACCGTCAGCCATGTTTTACCTGTTGCCCACATTGTAGATCGTACGGGCGCGGATTTCGGCCCGGAAATTCTTGAAAAACACCTCTTCGATCTCGTCGAAAACCTGATCCTCGATGAAGAGCTGGGCCTTATCCTCAATCGGCATGCGTTCCTCTTTGATCGGATAGGCCCGCTGAGTGGCGCGGCGCATCACGGTTGGCCGGCCCTTTGAGTTTTTGGCAATAAATGCGCCTGCAAACTGCTGGCCTGCATAGGAGGCACCACTGCCGGTGCGAAGAGCGCGCCCCTTGAAGGCCGAAACGCGCATGTTGTTGAGGCCAAACCACATACGGACCTCACCCAAGCCTTTGCCCCGCGAGAACCGGAACCCTTGCAGGCGTTTTCGCAACTCCGCCGCCGTGCGCAATTCCAGCTCTGTACGCAGCCCCTTTCGCGCGCGGGTTTTCATGGTTTGAGCCGTGCGACGCAACGCCCGGGAATAGGCGAATTGCAGATCCTTTTCGCTGGCGCCGAACTCTTCCGCGACCTTTGCCAACTCGCGCGCGTCGAAGTCGAAAGACAGCACTGCCTCAATCCCGCGCCAATTGCAGAACCGCCATTCCGGTTCCATCTTCCTGCGGATTGGTCAGCAGGTAGTAAAGCTGGCCGTTGATTTCGACCTCGGCCTTGTCCTGCAAATCGCCAACATCAGCGGCCTTGCAGGTGAAACGGGGCTGCGTTGCGTCCGCCTCATACTCACCAAGCTGCGTATTGAAATACGGCTCGTCGAATATTCCCTCTATCTGACGCGGAACGCCTCCCCGCGGCGTGACGGTCGCTTCGATGGCGAAATCGTCAACCTGCAGGAAGGCGTCCAGATCATCCCAGGCGGGCCGGTTCATCAGTCTTTCGCGGCAGCAGACTTGGTCGCAGCAGGCTTTGCTACTTCAGTTTTTTTTGCGGGGGCCTGGCGAGTTTTGACCTCCTCAATCTTGCCGCGCTTCATCAGCCCATGGGCTTCTGTTTTCGTCAGCGACACTTTCATTCCGGGTTTCTGGATCTTGCCATCCCAGACAAACGCGCTCGCGACCTTGTAATCGGACTTCTGGGCCTTGGTCTGTTTTTCCATCTTCTCACATCCTTTCAGGGAGTATTCAGGCCCCGGCCCTATGAGGGCCAAGGCTCAGGATTTGTTCGCAGTCGTTAGCTGGCGTCGGTGCCGTAGCAGAGGCCAGCAGCGTGACGCAGGACGAAATCCGCATCCTGCATCGCAACCAGACGCAGGCGACCACGGCGGCTGTGCGTGTAGGGGTCGACAGTGAGATCCAAAGCACCCCACATGCCAACCAGCACATTGCCAAAGTCGCCGTGGAACACGTCACCCTGTTTGATCTGGTTGGTGACTTCGCCCCGATACCCGTTGACGGTGTTGTCGCTTTCCCAGATCGGCGCCCCATTGGTGCCAGCAAACTTCTGTTTGCTCTTGAAGTGACCGCGCATCTTGGCGTTCTGGACGTATGCCATACGATCAACATCCGCATTGGCGGCGGCGATCTCGCTTTCCATCTGGATCACATCTTCCCAGGTCGGCATCGCCGCGCCACCACCGGAACCCGCGCCGCCGAAGTCGACCACATTCACACCATTGGTGTTGGCGATCCCCAGGGGCTGATCATCCGTGCCGGTACCGTAGAACCCCGCAAGATCCAGAGATGTCGCCAGCGCAAGCGCCAGATCACTACGGACCAGTGCCTCGATATCCATGCTGGTCTGTTTCAGAGTGCGCCGTGTGATCTCCGAATAGGCAGCGACAGTCTTTGGCGAGAACTGACGTTGGCCAAGGCTCAGAATATCCTCTGCGGCCTCTCCGTCTTCACCGATCCAGTAGCCAGTCGCGCCACCCTCCTGCGTCGGGATATCGGGATTGCCGACCAGCCCCATAAGAGGCGTAGCAAGACGCAGCAGGATCGTGCGAACCCGCAGCATCTGAATAAAGCTCTGGCTCAGCAGCGGGTTTGCAATCGCATTGCCGCCAGTGTCCCCAGCCCCGACGCCACCGGTGCCGGTGTTAAGCGGGGCACGCATCAGCACGTGCATCGGAACCATGACGCCCTGCGCATCCCGGCCCTGCGCTTCTGCGGCGGCGTCGGAGGCTTCAAATTCGAATGCCGCGGCTTCCTGGGCCGCCCGGTCTGTCGGATTAGCCAGCGCACGGATTGCACGCAGGAAAGAAAATTGATCGGCCTCGTCATCCGTCATACCGATATCGGAACGGTCCATGATCTGACGGTGATTGGTGCTGCGCTGGTGCAGATGGTCCAGCAGTCGGGCATTCATATCCTCGACACCTTGACCGCTGCGGATCAATTCCAACGCCAGATCCTCTGCATCATACTGACTGCCAATCTCGGTCAGTTCGCGCACCCGGGTTGCTTCCTGCTCGCGCCCGCGTTGCAGCAGGGCCGCATCACCTGCACCTGCCCGTTCAAGCATTTCCACGACCTCGACAATATTGCCGTTATCGTCAACTTTTGCCCGGACAAGATTGCCCTCATTGTCGCGGGTGATGATGGTTTTCATCTCAAATTCCCTTTGCTGATTACCTGCGGCCTCATTGCCCGCGCCTGTTTCATTCTCTGCAATCTGCCCGCTATCGTCCCCCGCCACCTCTGGCAGATTTTCTCCGGAACGCCCGACGCCCACGGTCTGATCTGCAGGGACTGCAACCATCGAAATTTCAAAAGGAGCCCAGCGGGTGACGATCACCAGATTGGCCTGGCCGTCCCGTTTTTCTTCCTTAATCTCACTGACGGAGTAACCAACCGACACGTGGCTGCGGATACCGTCCACCACGTCTTGAAAGATTTCATCGGCCCGCGCACTGATACTGAACCGAACGACAGCACGGCCAACCTGATCGGCATCGATCCGGGACGACACAATGACGCCGACCTGGTCGCGCCAATTGTGGTCCATCAAAAGCGGGCCGCCGTTGTTCAGCCGCTCAAGGTCGACCGCGCCCGGTTCATGGGAAAGGACTTCCTCACCGAACCACCGCATGACCGGCGTCGTGGACGAAAACGCGAGCTCAACAGTGCGCGCCACTTCGTCAATGTTGACAACCTCGGCCACCCGCTGCAGGCCCTGAGCACCGCCGCGCTGCCCAGCGTTGATCTGTTCAGGTGTCAGCGAGCGGGTCAGGGATTTCCCGATCAGGTCACTCGGCTTACGCACTGTCGTTTCCTCCGCCTGCAACGGTTTCATCGGGGTCGGTTTCGACTGCTGGGGCACTTGAGGACCCTCCTTTTGATTTCGCGGTGATCAGCGCTGCGATGATTTCGGGCGGGATGCCCTCGTCCTTCATCGCCTGAATGTCCTCGGCAAATTCGCGATACACATCACGCGGGTTGCGGCCCCGCTCCCGGATCACTTGGCCGCGCGACTTGAACAGGTTTTCAACCGCGTCCGCGTCGGCCTTCACATCCTTGGATGGGTCCATCCAGTCCCACCGGCGGGCATGAAAAATTGCATCGAGGTATTTGGACAGATGGCGAGGTGACAACGCCGCGCCGTTGTCCAAGGTGATCTTTCCGGCAACCAGAGAATACTCGAGCCATTTCTCAAAGACCTCCGAGACGAAACTCTCGATGAGGCTTTCCTGGAGCTCTTTCCAGCGGTCCCGCTCGGCCTGCATGCCATGGCGCATACTCGACAGGTTCACGCCCTCGAGGTCATTGGCTAGATCGTTGTAAGCCGCCCCCAGCCCAGAAGCGACGCCGCGCAGGTTGTGTTTTGAAAACACCGCCATCTCGCCATTTGGATAAGGGCTCTCAACCCGTTTGAGACGCTGACCTTGCAACATCTCGTGATAGATCCCCTCTTCGCTGCTGAGCTCTACCTCTGCAGCCTCGCCGTCATCATCATCGCTTTCCGGCTCTGGCCCGAAACCCTCATCCCACTCAATCACGCCCAGCTTGTTCGCGCTCTCGCGCGCATTGGTCAGGGCAGCACGCTCGAATTGATCCAACTGGCGCATCCGCAAAAGTGCCGTTGCCATCCAGGGCAAGCCCCGCTTTTGCCCGATTAGATCCTCTTCGAACCAGTGGATGATCTGGTCCGCAGGCACCCGAATGAAAGCGCGGCCTGCATGGGTATAGTCTGACTGCGACACATCGAGCGTGTGGAAGTAGTAATAAACGGGCCGCCCCATTTTGGTGTATTCGATGCCCGCCCGGATAAAGCGGCCATTGGGGCGGCGGTCCTCATCGAAGTCGACGGGGCAGTTGACCGGATCGAGGATCTGCAGCCCATAGCCCCAAGGCCCCGCGTCTCGGCCATAGACGTGACGCACCATGAATTCGCCATCGCTCGGCAGCCCGTTAACCAGTGTTTTCTGGATCTGCAGGAAGGATCTAACCCCCTTCACATCGCAGTTCTTGGCCTTGCTCCACGTCTTAAACGCTGCCTCAATTGCGCGGTTTGCATCTGCATCAGGCTTGCCATCAGCACCTTGCACCTGAGCCTGCAGAATGAACCCTTTTTGACCGATGACATTGCGGCGCACGCTACGCTGAAACGCCTTGCCATAACTGTTGTTCACCAGCTGTTCACGGGAGCGAGCAACCAGCGCGCGCCAGTTCCGGCGCACAATCTGATCCGCAGGAAGCGGTGACGTGGACCAACCAGAGGTCACCCGATCAGCCTGCGCTGCCTGATACAAGCGCGCTCCGCGTCGGCGGGCTGGCGCAATCATAGGCGGCGCTCCCCGCTGCACCTCATCGGCGGCTGTCGGTTGAGAACGGCGGAACCATTTTCCGATCATGGCATGCGCACCTTGATTGTGCGGCCCATGCCCCGGCGCTTACGGCTCGCACTCTTCGATGCCAGCTCTGCCCGATAGCGGGAACGGAGCTTCAACAGCTCATTCAGCGGCGTCCGCTGCAGGGACCGGTTGTTGATTTGGTAGCTCTGCTGATCAATGCTGGCCCGGTTTTCGATCACGGCCTCAATCGCATCGAGCACCTTGCGTACGTGGTCGCGATTGTCGACACCAGCACCCTGCGCCGAAAGATCCGGCGCGATCCGCAGCTCGCCCGACTCGACCGTGACCACGTCTGAACCATCGGCCACCCGCAGTTCATAGCGGTAGTGACCAGGCAACCAACTCGCAGTCTCGCTGGCCGCTGCATGTAGGTTGTGATTTTCGCCGTCACTATCCGCCACCAGATCAATCTGGCTGGCGCCGCGCATGATCAGCGAAAGCCCCCATTCCGTTGCAGGGTAGACCGGCAGGCATACACTCGCCCGAAAGGTAACCCCTGCCCCGATTTCAGCTGGTAGTGCGCCCACGTTTTTGCCCTATTCAAGGTTATGGCGCCGCCTGCGTTTTCGTCGGTTTGTCCGTCGGCGCTTTGGGCCACTGTCGGAGTTTGCGGACGACGTATCCTCTGGCATATTTTCCGGAGCATCGCTTTGCGGCGCCTGATCAAGGTCTTGATCCTCGCCCCCCTGAACCTCCAAAGCCGTCACCAAGCGCTTTATGTTGGGTCGCAAGATGCTGAGTGCGGCATAAGCGTAGACGCGGCAATCGAAGGCCTCGTTTCGCGGGCGCACCTTCTGCCATTCCCGCATCGGGAAGCCTTTCAGATATTTTGTGCGCAGTGTCTCTGCCGTGAACATGTCGTACCAGGCAGGATCTCGGTTCACCGGAAAATGGCAGTGCCCGGGGCCCGGCGCCGGAATGCGCGCCAGCTGAGCCACCACAACCTTCGCCTCATCCACACCGATTGAATGGAGCCATACCGGGCGCACGCCGCGCTGGCGGATCTTGCTGGGTTGGGTCACGATGGGGCGGCCCCAGCCCCCAACGCCTTTCACGGCAAAGACTTTGCGGCCCAGCCGCTCGCGCGCGTAATCATAGGCGGCCTGCGTCCGTCCGCCCTCGCCGCCGGTGTCCAGGCAGGCGGCAGAGATCCGCAACTCCGCCCCACTTTCATGGGTCCAGGTTTCCGCAAGCACTTCGTCCAGTTCATCCCAGACGTCACCCTGCAGCGGATCGCCCCACATGACCTTGTAATCGACAGACCACGACTCTTCACCCAACCCCCAAGCCACGATTTCAACCTCGAGCCGGTCATTCTGCATGTCGATCCCAGCGGTCAGAACCCCCGCCCCCATTGGCACCGGTGCCCGGAACTCCTCCGCCCGTGCCATCAGAACAGAGGATTCCAGCTGATCGCCTGCCTCTTCCCACGTTTCGGCCAGCGACACGTTCACAAACGTCTGCAGATCCCCGGCCGCGCGTTTGTCCAGGAATGACTGCACAATATCTTTCAGATACCGAAAGCAGCTGTAGAGCTCCGACAGATGATAGGAGGCATGGCCGCGAAACGGTTTCTTTGCAATCCACCCGCCGCCTTGGTCTTCTGCATTGCGGATCGCGGCGCACCGCTCGGCATCATTCCAAGCAGTGTGACAACCCTCACCCTCGCAAAGATAGGTAGCGGTTTCTGGCAGGTGCTGCCCGTCGTCGTCTTTACACCAGGAAACCTGAGACCATTTCAGTGTCTGTTTGTGGCTGCAATGCGGGCAAACAACGTGGAAGTGTCGCTGATCCCCCTCAAGAAACGCGGTTTCAATCCAGCTCTCGCCCTTGATTGTCGGGGTACTGATCTCCAAAAGGAGTTTCTGATCGCCGAAGGTCGCAGCCCGTTGCCACAGAAGGCCAACCGGATGGCCCTCACCGGTTCGATCATAGCCGTCTGTTTCGTCGCAGACGATGAATGGCGCCGACCGGCCACGCATGGTCTTGGGCGATCCTGACCAGCTGAACATCAAGAACCCGCCGGGGTAGCTTTTCATCCGCTGGTTATTTACACCGTCGCGGCCGCGTGGTTTTGCCAGAACGTTCTGCAATCCCTCGTTGGCCTCAACCATGGGATTGAACTTGGTTTCCAGCCACGTGGTCAGGTCACCCTGGCTGGGCTGCATCATCATCTGCGAAACAGGATTGAAACCAATCCGGTAGGCCTGCGCGGCAAGCGCAGTCTGCGTCTTCCCGACCTGCGCGCCCCACATCAACGTGATGCGATCACAGCGCGAGTTGGCGGTCATGTCGATCACTTCACGCTGATACGGCGCATTGTCAAAGCGCATCGGTCCCGGCACGGCATTGCCGACCGGGATCTTGATATTTGCCTCCGCCCAATCCGAGGGTTTCAGATCCGGTGGCGGCCGGAGAAATTCACGCGCGCGCCGGGTTGCCTGAACCACCGCGCGTGCATTGGAGAAATCAGCCCGGGCGTTCACTCACCGTCCGCCCCCTCGCCCTCATCATCTGCAAGCGCGATATCCGACTCCTCGACCAGGTCCCGATCTGCTAGCGCTTCGAGGACGTGGTCGACTTCCTCCCGCAACACATCCTTGAACCTGGTTTCGTCGCTCTCGCCCATCAGTCGACGCGCGGCCCGTTGCGGCAGGACGTTGCGCAGGCCAGCCCGCACCTCACCAAAGGCCTTTGTCAGAGCGCGTTCATATTGCTCGACAGGAACGACCTGTTCCTTTGCCTTGGCCAGATCCAATTCCGCCTGTTCTGTCTCTGCCGCCAGTTTGCGCAAAACCAGCTGTTCTTTGGTGGCTGGGCTCATCGCGCTGGATTGCTGTCGAATGTCGTCATCGCGCCAGCTTCGGACCTCTGCGGTGTTGAAGATCCACGCCCGCCCACGCCCCCCGCGCTGAACAACCGGGCAGCCACGGCTCACCCAGTCGTCAACCGTTGGCATGGATACGCCGTTGATTTCAGCCAGTTCGGTCCGGTTTACATTCCGCCCACGTGTTTTTTTATTTTTTACAGACACTTAAGGCCTCGCGAGAAAAAACCGGACTATCGCCCATACCTGCCGCCACTTTACATTCCTGATCTGGATTGCTGTTTTGTTTCAAATGCTTGCGCGATCTATATAATAAACAACCCTATGCCCCAGCCGCACCCACACATAAATTTCTGCGTATCTGCATACCCACAGGCCTTACCCCCCAGGGAGGGACCCGCGAAAAGGTCTGGCGACCAGTGAGACGAACGCGGCGCCGATCTGTTGTGGCGTCGGTAGCAGCCAGCCAATCAGAGCCACCAGCAGCAACCACGCTGGCGGATCTTCTCGCAGGATCACGGTCTCAACGCGCTCGGTTCTGAGCTGAGTATCTCCGGAACTCTGTTCGATATTGCGGGCTTGCGTGTCATTGATCCGCTGATCCTGCAGCGTGGTTTGCCCAACGGTCTGGGCATTGGTACCGCCCGCCTGAACATTGGCGGCCACATTTGGACCACCTGAAATCGCACCGGCGATAATCCCCGCCCCCTTGGCACAGGAGGCCAGAACCACGCAGAGCATCAGCGACGAGAGAGCGCGCATTACGTGAGCCCCTGCAGGCAGAGTGTTGCTTTACTATCGGCCCGTCGGTTCGACAGGCCGCGCACGCGCTTGCCGCCCGCAATCACCCAACGTCGCAGTTCGTCACAAGCGAGACGATAATTGCCCGCATTGGCCAGACGCATCATCGTGGATCGACACACCGGACGTGATCCCACATTGAAGGCCAGTTCGAGCATTGATGCCTGAACCCCAGCCGGGATATCCGGATTTGTCATGCAAGCCGCGATCTCTGAATAGAAAGCCTTGACATCCTGCCCGAGCCGGTCGACGCATTCGCCCATGGTTGCCGTATCACCCAGACGCACACCGTGTGTATCACCGAAGCAGATGGTCGGCACGCCCACAATATCGCGGTAAGCCTCAAGCCTGACACCTTCCCATTTCGCGATGAACGGCGTGGCCAAGGCAATAACAAGCGCGCCCGCTCCCACCTGTTTGACAAACCGGGCGCTCACTGCCCCCGATGTATCACGTCGGAATTCGGACAGCAGGTCAGTAAATCCAACCTGTGCGATCAGGCGGGCCGGAATGGCAAGAGCGTTGATCACCATGGCAACCGCCGCGAAAATCACCGGGTCGATACCCAGCAAGCCAGGAGACACAAGCGAGAGGAAAACAGGGACGGCTGACACTAGGCACGCGATTGCGATCAAACGAATTGACCACGCTCCTTTAAGTGTTTGCTTCCAGTTTTGAATGAGCTGCATGGCAAAGATCTCCTTTCACCCCAAGCGGGGCGCTGCCCCGTTTATCTGCGGTGAAGGAATTCGCGGATCTCGCGAACATCCGTTCTGACTTCGGAAAGGGCTTCGCGATCCTCGTCACGCTGCTTATCCCGCGCCTCGAGCGATTGCTGCAGGATCTCAATCTGCTTTTGATTGGTGAAGATGCGACGCACCAGCCAGACAGCACCAGACGCCGCCGCGGTCATGGCTGTCACTGCAATGCCGGTTGATGCCTGCTCTATGCGTTCGATAAGCGTCATGCGTGCGACCCTCTGCCCTTTTTGGACAGGATCGCGCGTTTACGGGGCGGTCACCTCTGGCGGATTTTCTGAACGACCAAAGCCGACACGACTTTCGCAATGGGTCGTTTGCGCAGAATAGCGACATTTGCAAAGTTTGACGAACGGCCCATAAGCGACATTGAACGGAGTTTCTTTTCGCTGCGGTCGCAGCTCACTTTGCGGAGATTTGACTTGAGCTTATTCCAGCCTCCCCAGCGGGGTATAAATCGTATTGAACAAATTACTTGCTCTGAGGGCATAGGCTGGAAGGGCTAAATTGTTGGGATATCCTGTGCGCGCTGATCGACCCAAGCAATAACATCCTGTCTCAACGGAGTTGAAAGCGAGATCTGGTTTTCGTATGCCGCGTGAAGAAGCCGAATTCGGTCAAATACTATGATCTGGCCACTAAGGCCAGCATGCCTGATTTCCTCGGTGCTAATCACAAACGGAGCCACAATCCCGGTGCTTGGCTGAACCGCCGCATCCAGATACTTCATCCAAGCGGTGGCGCTCGGCGTATGGATTTTACTTCTCCAATTTGTCCCACTTGCACACTGTAAGAAATAGGTAGGGGTTGCCTCTCGAGCATCGGCGAATTCTCTATAACAAACAAGGTCCAACCCTCCGTCATTCGCGGCATCTGAGGTCCAATTGTCCAACCGCAGACTTCCGAGAGTGTTCAGGCGCTCACAGAGATCAGCAACGATCATTTCGATATTTACAGTATTATCGGGGGACCAGCCTGCCCTTACTGTGGTCCAGCCAGGCAGCAATCCCGGGCAGATCTCCTCTGCAACCCTTTCGAACAACTCGCCTTGCACAGAAAAGTCCTGATGCGCCTCAGCCCAATTTGGATACAACTGGAAAACAGATAACATGACTAGAAAAGCTCGGATCGGGTCTTCACGCCAATCAGCGTCAAATGTCAGGCGGTTGGCAGAAATAGACAAGTTTGGAGATACCCCGCCCCAAGACTGTCGCAACCTGATCTCAGCCCAACCGCGATCCGCTATCTCGTTTGCCAAGTCTTGCGCGCCGCCATCGCAGATTTGCTCTTCAATTAGAACGTCAACTACATCATTCTTTGCGATTTCCGTTTCATCAAAAAGCAACGATGCCTCAAGCCAGTCGGCCAGCGTAACGGTTCTAATGTTGATCGCCTTAACAGAACGCGAAAAATACTTTTTGGGGATTTCGAGCATTCTTAGAGCTCAAAAATCTTATTGATCTGCGTCACGTTTGCGGAGAGCCTTTGCACGATCCGGATTAATCGTTCATCTTCAGCGTAGTGGTGGATCGAAGAAAGCGCTTCCTCCACATTATAAGCGGCCGTAGTCATCAGTTCGTACAACTCTTCCTGATCTCCACCCGCAATTACGAACGCCTTTTCTAAACTCGGCCTTTTAACGGTGCGAAGGTAATCAAGTCCTTCTGCACTCGCCAAAACTTTTGCAAATTTGTCCACCTGCCGCGAGTCAGTGACTACCGCTGCATTTTCTTCATCGCCGAACAACCATCTTGAATACTCTTTCAGATTCTGCACGTAGTCTTTTGAAATTGCCGGTTTTACCTGCTCCGGCGGGACTTCAAACTTCTCTTTTACACCAAGGAACTCGCGCACATCGCTACGCGCCAGGGACAAGAAAAGGACACTAAATTTATCTTCGACTTTTCCAACGTCGAGGCCTTCAGTCTCCTCCATTTGCATGAGGATTGAATAGGCGATGTAGTTCCTTTGAACGGTGGGGGTCTTGCTGCCAATTTGCCGCATAACATCGCGGTAGCTCAGCCCATTCTCATCGATGAGCTTAGCGATAAACTGCGCCTTTTCTGGCGGAGCCCATTCCTTAATTCCAGTGACGTGCCGGAAGCCTAGGAAGGCATCAACCTCATTTCGGCTATTGAGGCGTATGAAAGGAACCTGGTCGAATAGATCGTCTGGCTCATCAACGCCATCAATGATCTCTAACCATTTTTTCGAAGTATCGTCTCCATCGAAAGCCTTTTTCAACCGCATCAAGGCTGCAATACGACGGTTCCCTTCAATCACAACGAGGCGTTCCTCGCCGTAGACCTCCTCTTCGACACACAATACCGCTTCGTGTGCCCAAAAACCGCTTTCCAAAAATGATGTGGCCAACTCTTCAAGAGACCAATCGCGCATGAGGTTATAAATTTCGTCCGGAGCCAGATTTTCGCGGTGTGCAGACCGGCCCAACCTCGGATTAAGTGGATCGAGTGCGATCTGGTCTAAGGCAGTGTATTCGATTTTTCTTTGTGTCATGCCGGTTTCCTTACGCCAATCCAGCTACTAGATCGGTTCTTTCAAGCTTCGGGCTGTCGATTGCTTCGGCTGTGCCCGAAGTCGCCGCGATCAGGTTCTTTGCAACGGCGGCCACGACATCAACGTTCACAGCGTTTCCCAGAGCTTTATATGCTCTTGTCTTGCTTTCTGGCAGTTGTTTGAGTGCCCCCATACTTTGAAGCCGGGCACACTCTTGCATTGTCATGTATCGTTTTTCCCAAGGGATTACTGGCACCTGACTTGTCGTAAGTGCCACGAGCGATGGAGCGCTCGCTGGGTTCTTCACTCGAATGCCAGATGCCCTAAACTGCACAACCTTGTCCCATAGTGTTCTGCTTCCATCCTGCCAGTTCCACTCAAACTTTTGGAAGCTAGGTGCAAATTCCTGCACCTTCGCAAGCCAGCCACTCAAGTACTGCTGGTTTTGCTGGTAGAATTCCCGGTTTTGTTGAATAAACCGTATCTTCCACCTTGGAAATTCATCATCGTCTGATCGAGCGTACGCTGGAAGTGAGGCAAGTTGCTGCCCCTTGCTCATCTTCGCGAGGCTCTGCCCGAAACTACCTTTGAAACGGGCTAGGTACGCTTGTTGATAGGATTTGGGGGAACGCTTATCAAATGGATAGCTAGCACCAAATTCCATTGCCCAAATTGGGAAAGAGGGCATCTTGGTTGAATTCGGGATAAGACGAAGGAACTCTTCCCACACTTCAAGGTAAGCCAAATAGTCATCAGCTAAAAGGTCTGCGTCACTGGGTCGGGTATCCAAAACTGAAGAGAGGTGCAGAGGCGATGAGCCTTTGTCTAACTCCGGCCATGTGAAGCGGGAAAGATCTCTGGCAGCAACGATCAGAGCTCGTGGGCGGACCTGCGGAATGCCAAACTGATGAGGCGAAAGCTCTGTTGCTTTAACATCGTAGCCGCGCCCTTTCAGGCTGCTTTTTATCCGCTCCCAAGTCTGACCGCCGTTGTGGCGCATGATGTTAGGTACATTCTCGAAGATTAAAAGCTGTGGCGAATGGCGGTCAACAACCTTGAGTATGTAGTCGAACAGATCACCGGAATCTGAGCATTCGAACCCTTTCTGCGAGCCAGCCTTTGAGAATGGCTGACAAGGAAAACCAGCGCAAAGGATATCATGCTCAGGAACATCCTTCCAAGCAAACCTGATATCTGAGGAGGGCCTCATTCCATGATTGATCTGATAAAGCTCTTGAAGATCGCGATCGATTTCACTTGCAAAGACGCACTCGCAGCCAAGTCCAGTGAGAGCAAGGTGAAATCCACCTAAGCCACTGAAAAGATCCACGAATTTTAGAGCGCTACTATTGCTCATTGATGCGAACTCCTGGACCATCTTCGTTTGGTGCCAAGAAGGTAGCACCCATTTTTTCGAGAGCAGCTTGAATATCCCTGACCGTCCGGTCGTAGGACTCACGCCTTCCAGCCTCAAAATCGGAAAGCGTGGCGATTGATACACCGGATAGCTCAGCCAACTTGGCTCGCGATAGATTTGCCCCCACTCTTGCCATCTTGCACTGGGTTGGTGTGAGCGTCATGGTGATATCCACTTTATGTAATTTAGCCCAATGTACGCACTTTTAGCTGACATTAGCTAATTTGCAATAGCCAAGCATGACCGGCAGACAATGTATTGCATGTTGCCGATGTTAGTGATGCTTTAGCCATATGCGCAATCTGTGGAAGAGCCTGGTTGGCGAACTGTACATTGATTCGCTCTTTTTTCACGAGTGGCTGCAAATTTCGCGCGCGCAGCGAATGGCCAGTTTCTTGAAAGCTTGTACAGAGACAAAGACGACCCAAGTGCGCAATTGCGAAGGTCTGCTTTCACGCATTTGCAGAATAATGCCGCAGGGCGGCGAATCCACACTTTCCGCCCCCCCTGCGTGCGAACGCGTCGCAGCAATACGACAGGCCGGAGGTCCGCTTGAGGCTGACTAGCGTCATCCGCGTTCGGGTGCCAGGGGCGGATTTACCGTGCCTCAGCAGTAGCACCTCCGCAAGGCAGATTCGAGGCCAAACTACCTGATGCTGAACCACGCGCAAACGTCTGATGTCTATTGGAAGCCGCTTCTCTCGCAGCTTGACGCACCCCATATGTTCCCTATTTGTTCGTATCATGTGGACCATGCGAAAAACGGTGATTGGCGGCGAAGTCGGTGAAAAAGATTGGGTGATCACTTGGAACGGCCGTTCGGTGGGCCGGATAAGCTTGGATGCCTTCCCATATAATGATGCTAAGCTTTGGACCTGGGCGACTTGGGTCCATCCAGCAGAGCACGGCCGGGTGGACACCATGGAAGAGGCCAGAGAGAAAGTGCGAACAATAGTTCTGCGCGTGTCGAGCGGCAGATCCTAGCGCCACTCCTTACTTCGACATTCCAGACTTCAACAATTTCACCCAGCGGCGGAGCAGCGCATGGTGCCACGTCCCACTTGGCGCGCCTCTAGCCGCAGACAGCTTCAACGTCACAGTGAGCGCAACAAGGTTCACCCAGAAAGCCAGACGGCTCACCCATGAACGGCGAACAAACTTTTGAGCGAAAAGCTTCCCTTGCGGGTCTTTCTTCTCCGCCTCAAGGCGTTCATCTGCCACACCCTCTACAGCAGACCGTGGCGCGCCACAGCTGGGGCACCGGTCTTGGCTGGATGCTGTCCCGCAATAGGCGCACCGAGTTGGTACACTCGGCGGCTTTTCAGTCGGTTGTCGCGGTCCCCAAGACATTACCCCATCCCCTACACCAACCGCGGCGCCCAGTAGTCCGCCAGATCCAGCAGGTTTGCGACCGTCTTGCGCTCGACCCCGAGCTCTGAGGCAATCTCGGCCTGATCCGCGCCCTGCCCCGCCATTTTGACCACCACGTCGGCCAAATAGGCTTTCCGCAGTCCGTGGCAGCTGGGCAGTTCCAGAACGCTGTTCGCATGGCTGAAACTCAGCGCCTGCGCTGCCTCCCAGCCGATCAGGGAAACAATCCGGTGATTTTCAGGAATGTCGCTAGGAATGTAGAGGTGACGCCGCCAACGGCGCGTGCCGCGCTGACGTGTGCCCTCCACCAGCTTGACCGCATTTTCGCGGCCTACGACCTCCGCAATCTCCTGTACCAACTCAGGCAGGGGAACCTTGCGGCCCCGTCCAGCTGCGAATTGCGCCAAGGGGAAGCGAACAACGTCCGGCATTTGGAGCTGCTGCGCCACGACCGCGGGTGATGCACGCGACGGCGCAGATCGCCCAGCGCGTTGCGCCTGGTCGAGCAGTTTGCGCATATTCGCAAGTTCGTGTTTCAGATCTTCCTCAACAGCCATTTTCTGCTCTCACCCCTTTGCGCGGGTGATCAGCAGCTCAATGCCCTGAGCCGCCAGAACTGATTTCACCAGTTTGAATTTGTCGGTCTCATGCCCCTTGCGATCCTCAACGACGGTGACGCCCAGCGCGTTGTCGACGTAGACGAAATCCGCCTTGTAAACCCGCTGCTGGTTGCCGCTGTCCGTCATGATCGGGCCATCCCGGCCGATGAGCGGGATTGGGGCCTGACGTCGCAGACCACAGATCGCACCGCTCGCCTGCAACAGCTTCAGCTCTTCCCAACGGTCCGCCTCTGTCTTGCTGTCGTGGGTGATGCCGTCAGCGGTCGTGGTGCGCTTGGTGCCGCGCACCCGGCGCCTGTCTTCTTTCTTGCCCTCAACGCGCTGGGCTTTGTTGTAGTCTGCAGCTGTCATGCGTTCCATGTGTCTGCCTTACCCCATGCCCAGCGCTTCTTTGTACATCTCGAGAACAGCGTCCTCTTCGGCGATGTCATCCTTGTCACGCTTACGCAGGGCGATCACCTTTCGGATGACCTTGGTGTCGTAGCCGCGGGCCTTGGCCTCTGCCATGACCTCTTTCTGTTGGTCAGCCAGTTCTTTCTTCTCAGCGTCCAGGCGCTCGAACCGTTCAATGAACTGGCGCAGCTCGCCTGCTGTCACCCGGTAGGTGGTATCTGCGGCATTGTCGAAATCCGGGTCTGCCTTCATGGGGGGCTTACCTGAGGCCTTGCGTTGTTCCGCGTGCTTCGCCTTAAGCTGCTGGCCACCGATATCGTCACAGGCAGCTGTCAGCATCTTCACAACGGTTTCGCGGTCTGCGTCATCGGGGATGGCGGATTGCAGGGACAGGGCGGTGCGGATTGTTTCAATCGTCGCTACCTCGCGCTTACCGACATGGTTGGGCGCAGAAACGATCCCGGCCTCTTCCATGCGTTCGATCAGACGCGCGGCCTTGTTATAGCCGATTGCGAGCTTGCGCTGCACAAAGCTGGTGCTGGCTTTCCCTTCACTGACGACAATTGCCGCCGCGCGGAAATAGAGCGCATCGCCATCGGACTTTAGCGGGCCTTCGTTGGCAGATGTATCAACGCCCTGAAAGGTATTGGGCCCCACGCGCATTGACACCCCTTCCCCGCGCGACACATGCCCCGGATCAGCTTTCTGAATGGGCGTGACGATTTCCTTGATCAGGGCAGTTTGGTCATCCGCGCTGCGGATATCATCCCAGCGCTTGACCAGAGCTGCCCAGTAGGCGTTGACGTCGGTCATCATCGGCAGTTGATCCCGTAAGCCAGGCACAGCATCCAGCAGACGCTCACAGCGCCCGAAATCGGCACTATCCAGCGGGTAGTCACCGCGCTGCTCGCGCTCACCCGTCACACGCGCAGCGATGGCTTCTGATGACGCACCGGTCACGTTGTCCCAGATCTTAGCGGCGCGCTCTAGTTGCGCGTTGGACGGTTCCTGTTGATCAAGCATTGCTCTGCCCTTTCGTTTGGTGTTTTGCGCCCTGTGCGGCGCTCAGCGTCTTTCCTACGAATTCCAGCGCTGCCGCGATGTCTTTGGCGTGCGGGTACTGATCCGGTACGCGCGCAGCGAGGCGGCTTTGGTGGCGGTAGGCCCCGCGGATCTCATCAAGGCTGTTCAGGCGCATGCGCTTGGGGCTGGTGCAGATCGGGCCGGGCTGCGGGGCGATGACGATGCAATCGCCCAGGGCGGCGTCGACAGTCACCACCACCCGGCCAAACTGCACGCCGTGGGTTTCTGGATCCGAATGCGGCGACATCACAGCGACACCCCGACCTGTCGGCAATCCTGCTCGGTCACCAGTCCCGCGCTCAGGCATTCCCGGGCCATGGACGGCGACACGCGACCGCGCATGTGGGGCTTGGCCTCAAGGATCTCTTTCGCCCAGTAGGCCAGCACCTCGGATTGATTGGCCTGCGCCTTGGGGGTGGTCACGTGCTGGCGCCAGCGTTTCTCAGCGATCCAGTTCTCGGAGAGCTTCACATACCGCGGGGCGTTGCCATCCTGCTCGACAGCATAGGCGCGGGCACCGGCCAAGATCTCTGCGGGGTCGCCCCCCTCGCCCAGCGCCGCGCGCAGTGCGTCCTCGGTCGCCTCTGGCAGGCCCATCCGGGGATAGGCTGCTGAGAACTCGGCAACGAAACCATCAAAATCGAATTCGGAATTGTGCGGGGCGTCAGCCGCGCAACTTGTTTGTTGTTCTTTTTGTTTTGTTGTTATTCTTAAGGAGCCGGTTTTACCGGCGGGCGGGTTGCACCGGCGGGCGGTTTTTTCCGGCTCACGGTGAAACAATTCCGACTGTTCCACGCCGGGAGCTGGTTTTTCCGGCTCACGGTCAGCAGTCGCATTCACGACATCTTGTGCCGCGTTCCCTCCTTGTTCTCCCTCATGTTGAGGCTGCGGAGTGTCGAACACTTCCCAAATGTAGCCATCTAGGCGCCCATCGGCCCCCTGTTTAGGCTGAACCTTCAGGTAACCCGCATTGATGACCTCTCTTCTGACTTTCTGCCATTTGTCCTTTTTGCATCCCAGTACCTCCTGGCACTTGGAGACATAGAACGTCCAATCATCACTGCAGGACATCACGTAGCACAGCAACAACCGTGCATCCGCAGATATCGACGTGTCTCGGATCAAGGCATTCGGAATGGTAGAAAACCCCGACCGCCGCCTGACCGTGACCCTACCGCTTGGCTTGTCTGTCATGACGTCACCTCACATGTGTTTTCCGCCCAGCGCTGGGCGTTGTTTTTCTTGGTTGCTGCCGACCTGCCGACGAACTCGGTGCGCCCGTGATTCCCTGCTGTGAACAGATGCCAGGCGCAGTTGTCTTTTCCGGTGTGCTTGCTGCCCTCGATCCACTTCACCCGCCCGACCGAGACGATCTTGCGGCAGTGGCGCAGGTACGGCTGTGCCTGCAGGGTGTGGCACCAGTCCGCATCGAACAGCAGCCACGTCGGGCACAGGCCTGACAGGCGCAAGATCAGCGGGTGCAGGATCTCCCGCGACCAGGGCGGGTTTGTGATGATGTAATCAAGCGGACGGCGCGGCTTAGCCGTTGGAGTCCATTGCAAGGCGTTGCCCTGCGTGACGTCTCCACGCCCTGGATTGATATCAACCGCCTCTGTGCAGGTGCCGCCGATCCATCGAAGGTGATCAATCAGCCGCCCGTTTCCGGCGCATGGCTCAGCATATCGGAACCGTGTGGGCAGGTGGGGAGCCAGCAGCGGCACCGGATCCCACGGCGTGCGGTACAGGTCGTTCTTGCGGCGTTTGAAGGCGCTACGCTTACCCATGGGCTGCGCACCTCCGGAATGGCTGACGGTGACGGGAAAACCCGCCTCTGGCGCCCGCCCGCGCCCCGGTGATCGTGCTTCTCAGGCGTGTATGTACCTTCAGAATGCGCCGGGTCCTGATGCCAGCACGATCTTGGTGTTCCGCTGTCCCGTGATGTTCAGCGGCGAAGTATCCCAGCGCATATCCGGTGGTGCGCGGCGGGGGCGCAACCCCACTTCGCGCATTCATCCCGCCCCAGTAGGAGAAAACAGCAGGATGAATATCTCTGCGCAGCGGTGCGCAAGAGGCTTTGACAACCCACGGGAGAACCGCAAGGTTGGAACCATTTGGAATCAATGGAGAGTTTTTATGGAAGTGGTGATTGAGAGTGCATCTAGTGGCAACAGATACAAAATCATCATCCAGCAGGAGAACGATGGCATTTCTCTTTCGTGCAACTGTCCCGCTGGTACCTCTGGCGGCTTTTGCAAGCACCGGTTCGCGCTTATTGGCGGTGATACGAAAGCCGTTGTTGAGGCCAATGGTGAAGTAAAGGCCATTCCGGGCATGGTCCAAGGAACTGAACTTGAGGCGGTGATCAACCGCATGCATGATCAGGAACGCGCGATCAACGATGCACAGGCCGAGCTGAAAAAGATCAAGAAAATGGTCGGACGTGTCATGCTCGGGAGCCAACACAGGCCGAGCAAGGCGGAGATAACACCGAGCCGCCGCAATGACGATCTCGACCCAGAGGACACGCGCGCCCTGGCCGGACTTACAGTTGTCTTTTCGGGTACCTTCGACAAGTTCACCCGCTCGGAGGCGAAACAGCTCGCAGAAGACCATGGCGCGAGGGTTGCAGGAAGCATCTCGACCAAAAGTGATTTCTTTGTTTGCGGCACAGGTGCAGAGTCGAAGCAAGCCAAGGCTCGCGACAAAGGCATAAGGACCATCTCCGAGACAGAATTCCTCGAACTGATTTCTTAAGCCCATCATGCCACCACCTCTTGCGGCCTCTTGAGCCTCTCGGGTGGTGACAGATCTCTGTGCTGCAGAGATCATGTTCAGGGGGCGTGCGTGGTCTTCGCTGATCACTTGCGCCCCTCGCTTTCGGCTTTCTCGAGAGCATCAAAAATTGCGACTACCGTACCGTGAGACGGCCCGGCGATCTTTCCGCCCTCCAATCGGCAGACATAGTTAGAAGATGTTAGGCCTGCACGACGGCACAGCTCCGCCTGTGAAAGACCAAGTGCCTCACGTCGAGTTTTGATGTCCTGAATGCAGTTTGTCATTTTTGACGCCATTTATACATACAGGTATATAAATATACCCGAGCGTATAACTGTCAACGCCTAATCTGTCTTGCACCCTATACCGATACGTACTACCGTTTTCGTTGATTGGGAGAGCTAAGCCGAGCACATGGACAACGCCGCAAGAAACAGACTGAAAGCAGCCCTTGCGCATAGCGATTGGACCGCTGACGCGCTAAGCAACAAGCTTTTTGGAACAGCGACTTATGTTTCTCGCGTTACGACCGGTCGTATTCAGGATCCGTCACCGACACGCTTGCAAGCCATCTGCGATGCCCTAGAGGTGGATATCACCTTCATTTTGACCGGACGATCTAGCTCTCCAGACCGCGAAGAGCTGATCAACAGTCTTGCGAACGCACCTGAGAGCGTGATCTCTGATGTTGCTGAGTTTGTTCGGCAACATGGCCTTGTGAAGAAGTAAAAACCTTCAACCTTTTCAGATAGAACTGACGTATGGCCCGCAACTCACTGTCGGACGAATGGACTATTGCGCTAGCGATGTCCTGAAAACTCGTCATGCGTGCGGCCTCACTGTCAAAATTGATATTGATTTATACATTTTGGTATACTACCTAGAGGATAGTTATGGTCAAGGAATTTGAGATGAACCCTCATGTAAAATTAGCCTTTGACACATTGTCGCGCTTCTCAGATTTCGGATGCGCAATCGGCATTTTGTTCAACAATGGTCATCCAAAATACTCCCACTTCACTTATCCTCCCACATTCTTGGAAGCCTACCATGAGAAGGATATGGCCCTAAGGGATGCCACCTTGAGGTACGGTTTGACTTGCAATGGTCGTATCGGCTGGTCTGAGCTGGAGAGGCAAGGTTGGGACGCGGCATCCTTCGAACTGGCAAGGTCATTCGGAATTGAAGACGGTGTTTGCTTCGCTCTCGAAATCGAAGGGCACAAGACCATTGCAAGCATCTCGCACCGCAAAGGCTGCCCGCCGTCAGATGCCACTCTCGACAGGTGCATGGACGCATTGAGCCTTGCAACCTTGAGCTCGCTTGAAGAACGCAGAACGCTAAAACTCTCGCAAGGGACTTTGGATTATCTGTCGGCGATTTCACAGGGGGGGAAACTGAATGATGTCGCCGAAATTCTGGGACTGACCTACTCAGGCGCTCGCGCAAGGCGCGTGAACGCACTCGACGAGATTGGTGCCAATACTGACGCCCAGGCGGTTGTAATAGCTATCCGCGAAGGTGCATTCAGCCCTTACCGAACGGTATAGAGAAAGTCGAAATCTTAAATTTTAAACTGCTCTTGGATTCTAAATTCAGGAGTAGAAAAATGATTTCAATCGTCGGACCGAATCCCTCCGAAGTAAGCCATCAAAACATTTTAGACTTTATGGCAGTCAGGAAGGCCGAATTTGTAGATCGACTGGGGTGGGATCTCGTCCACACATCGCAAGTTGAGTGGGATGAATATGACCTCCCGAATGCTCAATTCATAGTAGCATATGAAGACGGGAAGTGTATCGGTGGCGCGCGCCTTATGCGCACCGACAGCATAACACCACGGCGCCAGGGGCAAGATCTGTCCTACATGCTGGCCGATTTCCTATCGGGCGCTCTGCCAGTTGACTTCGATCCCGCAGTAATGAAAGCCGAGTTACACCCAAGCGCTGATTTGTGGGAAATGACTCGCTTCGTAGGGAGCCCCCATATCACTAGGGTAATACTTGCACGCGCCAACGAATACTTGGCTGAGGTTGGGGCTGAGTCAGTTCTGACACTGTCCCCGCGCCTAATGCCTTTGGCGCTCAGGCGACTGGGATACAAAGTCAGCGTCTTGAGCAAACCCGTCACATTTGATGGCCTAGAGTATGTCGCCCTGAGAACCAATATTCGCCGAGACGTTCGCAGAGCTGGCTGAGGTAACCACCCCAAAAACTCTCCAGGCATCATCATATTTGTACCTGTATGTATATTTATGACTTGATTTGTACATCAAGGTATATATTTATACATATAGGTATAGATTTTGACTGGAGCACAGCGTGAACGACGTAGTTAAACAGAACGCCAGACTTCCCCAAAGCGGATCCTGCGGCTTGGTTTCCACAAACCAGCTTCGTGCCCTCGCATCTCTGGATCCCGCGAAGTCGCTGGCGACTTTGCCCGATGAGGAACTAGCCGCGATGGCGCGCCATCTGCTCCCTGATATGGCAGGTGAGCTGCTGGGCCACCGCCTCGCGGCGTTGGCAGGAACTGCCGAGGTTGCTCCGGCGCGGCTCCGTTTCTCCAATGGCTTGACCCGCATTCTCGCCGGGCGCGCAAGTGCCACCATCAAGGCGGGATCGGTAGCATGAGCGCCGCAACCACAGCAGCCCGCTTTGCGCAGACCATTGCCCAGCTACAGGGCCGTGAACGCCGCGATGCCGTAGCCTGCGCGGTGATCGAAGCCGGTGGCCTCTACCCCTTCCCCTTTCCAAAGCGCGTGTTGGTGGAAATCCAGCTGCACGGCGTCTGCGCGACTGGCGTCGGCGAGGATGAGGCGATCAGCAATTGGATCGCCAAGGTGTCGCCTCAGGTGGAACCTCAAGAGGTTGCCGCGTGATGCCCGCCAGCGTTCAAGAGGTCTATGCCACAGCGCAGGCGATGGAACATCGCGGCGTATTTGGGCGGGCAACCCTGCTGCGCACGCTTGGCGGCACAGCGCGCCCGATCACGCCCGGTGATCCGGCCCATGAGGCGCATTGGCGCGTCGATCTTCTGGGCATCAGCGTAGACGGCATCGACCTGCCCAGCGCGCTGTCAGCGTGGATCAGCGCGGCCCGCATGTCTTGCCGACTGACCCCGGCCCGACGCGCCACCGACTGGCGGCCTGACTGCCCCTACAACGGACAGGCGCCACTGCCACCCCTTTGATGGATTCCACAGAAGGAACAGCTTGATGGCAAAATTGCCAGACATTCACATCTACGCGCATCACGAGCACAAAATCACCTTCGAGCGAAAATTCGGGTGCAAGGTTCTTAAAGACGGCCTTTTTACTGTCACAGTCCCGGAAGATCTCGTGGAGGAATTTACCGCATTCTACCGCGCCGAAGTGAGTAAGAGCGCCGGGATCGACAACACCTTTCAAGCCAAAACTCACGAGGAGGCCGTGAAAATCTGTAACAGTTTTGGCCGCTGGAAGGTCGAAGCGACCGAAGAACGAGAACTACTGATCTTCTACAGGAATGCCTCGCACGGGCAATTCTGGATCACCGACAACGGCCTTATTGAACCGGATGGGCGGCGGGAAAGCACCGGCGGGTGGTATCATGGAATTGACAGAGATTCATTCAGTCGCAGGGGTGCTGTTGCCGGGGTTTCTGCCTGCGTCGCTGTTCGCGTCAAAATAACAGCCCGTGACGGGAAAACAACGCATCGCTACGACCTCCCCCGCGAAGGTGAGCTGGGGCCAGTAGGTAACGAACTGCAACGCTACGACATGAAATGCAATCCCGCCTTCTATAGCAAGAAGGACAAAAACTACATTCCGTACACCGAAAAGGCGGCGGGGTTCTTTGTAGGTCAAATTCGTCAAACCATGCAGCGCGCCTATGATCTTTGCGAGTTCTTGAACCAGGACGATGCGCAATTGAGCGATGACATCGAGGCAGGACGCATTCCCTTTGATCTTACCGAAACCACACCCGCTTAACGGAATCCTAATTCCACCTACCCCCCCCAACCCCGAAACGCCCGGAGGCCGACATGAGTATCGAAAGCCAAGTGAAGAGCGCGCTCGACGCCGCCACACATGAAAACAAATACCCGCACGAATATCTCCGACCGGCGGAGGAAATCGTGCTTGAGATCCACGATTGGTCGGGCATTGCAGGATTTGATCAGGACAACATTGTTGATGTGTCCGCAGCGATGGTCGCCGTCGAGGAATGGCGAAAAGAAAACCCGCAACCCAGCTAGCCGCACCAACCCCGAAACGCACCGAGGAACCGACATGGCAATGAACGACATCCAGACGTGGCAGCAGGGCCAATTCATCGACCAGGCGAAATACGCCAGCATGGGCGAGCTGTGGAAAGTCGAGAAGCGGAAGGAAGAGAAGCACCTTGTCCGCCCTGATCCGACCGGCAACGCAATCTGCTGGTGCCCGGAACCCAACAAAGCGGCTTGGATCGCGAAGCGCCTGAACCTCGCCGCAAAGCTCGAACAGATGACCTATGACTATGCGACCGGCAAGACGGACGGCAGCGAGATTGTTGCCATGGTCCGTGATGCTGTCGCCTAACTCCAACAAAGCCCAACCCCGAAACACACCGGAGGTTACATGCTACTGTCCCAACTTGTCGAAGAGCTGGAAGATCTGCTCGATCAGAACGGTGATCTGGTCGTGGAGCTGGATTGCGGGAAACCCGTCGAAGAGGTCGATTTCTGCTACCCGGTCGATCCAGACACCGGCGCGATAGCCGTTCCCGCTGAATCCATTGTCATCACGTAACCCGCAGCTTGCGATTTTTCGCATACCGCCAATTTCCACCTAACCCCACTGCCCGAGGAAACATCAATGGGACGCATCGCACCAATCGCAGTTGCGGAACGTACTGCAGCTAAGATGATGGATATGGCTCCTTCTGATTTTCGTCGGCTGGTGCAATCCGGGTCCCTCCCCACGCCAGTTCGGATTTCCGGTTTGGAGCGCTGGCGGGTGTCCGACCTCGAGTCCGTTCTAAACGGCAACGCTATGAATGAAGATGAGTTCACATGGTAAAGAAGCTGGAACGTAAGTATGTCACGACCAAGACCGTGAAGGGCCGTGTCTACTACTATTTTCGGCGCGGCGAGACGTATCAGCGCCTCCCCAACGACCCAGACAGCCAGGAATTTGACGCTGCCTATTGGGCAATCCGTTCTGGCCGCGCCCAAAAGAAGACCAAAACCACCTTTGAGGCCCTGATCGTCAGCTACTATCAGACCCCCGAGTTCAGGGACCGAAAGCCTCGAGTGCAGCAAGAGTATCGGCGCACTCTCGAACTGATCCGTGAAAAGAACGGCCCCAGAGATTTCACGAAGCTGCGCCGCCGCGACGTCATCGCCGCGCGCGATGCATATGCCGACACATGGCGAAAAGCGAACGCGATGGTGGAAATGATTTCTATCCTGTCCCGCCACGCGATTGATCTGGAATGGATCACAGCAAACCCGGCAAGCGGTGTCAAAAAGCTCAAGGGCGGTGAATACCAGCCTTGGCCCGCTTCAAAACTCCGCGCATTTGAAGCGTACTGCGAGAACAGTTCTCTTGAGTGGGAATTGACCGCATATATGCTGGGGGTAGGCACTGGGCAGCGGATCGGCGACGTGATCGGCATGGAATGGGCGCACTATGACGGCCAGTTCATATCTGTTGTCCAGGAAAAGACTGCGGCGCGCCTCTGGGTCGCCTGCCCAGAGTTTCTGCGCACGTACCTCGACAACCTGCCGCGCAGTGGTCGCTTTATCATTGCGCAGTCGCTGCACAAGGGCGTTGCCAAACGCACCATTCAGCAGCGCGTCATGGCGGTGCGAGAAAAGATAGGCGCGCAAGCGTTCGTGATCCATGGTTGGCGATACACCGCGGCGGTCCACTTGGCCGAAGCGGGTGCCAGCGATAGCGAGATCCAGGCGGTGACCGGACACAAGACGCTTGAGATGGTGAAGAAATACCGCAGCCAGGCCAATCAGAAGCGCCTTTCGCAGGCAGCGCAAGCGCGTCGGACCAGAACGTGA